AAGATGAGGCTCAAGGCGGACGCTGCCTCTGACTTGGAAAAGAAGATTGCAAAGTATGAGTCAGAATTGACTCAACTAAGAAAGGCAACGACACCTGCAAGCGGTCAACCTTCTGGCCCTGCTCGCGTCAAAGCTTTTCACGAACTCTCCTCTGAGGAGCAGGGTCGTGAACTGCTTCGAATGGCAGCAGAAGCCGATAGATCGTAACAGATTAGTTGCTATAAAAGGAAAATAATAACATGGCTTATGTAACTACAGGATCTGTGTCTTCACAGTTCCAGGCGTATTTTTCCAAGATGCTCTTGGAACGTGCGCTCCCCTTGCTCCAGATGGAGCAGTTCGCAATGAAGGTGGCGTATCCTTCGAAAACTGGCGGAAACAAAACTATCCGCTTCTTCAAATTTGATAATCCCGCGATTGACAAGATCGTTTCCCTCTCTGAAGGAACGACTGTTAGCGATGGCTCGGATCAGCGTCAGCTGACCCTGTCTACTGTTGAAGCAACCCTCCAGCAGTACGGCAGTCAGATCGTCCTCACCGACGTTCTCTTGGCCACCGAATTGTTCAACCACCTCGCCCAGGCCACCAAGCAGTTGGGTGAAGATGCTGCTCTGCACGCCGACACTCTGTGTCACCGCGCGCTGATCCAAGACTCTTCCACCTCGACTGGCACAAACGTCGCCACGAAGTCTTATGCTCGTTACGCGCAGAACAGCACGAACGGCACGACCTTCGCGACCAGCTCTGTTGCTAACAGCGCGATGACCTCCACCGACTTGCTCGACGGAGTGACTGCATTGTTCATCAGCCGTGCGCCCAAGATCAAGGATTCTTACGTCCTTGTCGCTCACCCTGCGGTCATTCGCGACCTCCAGCAGGATGACGATTGGTTGAAGGTTTCGAGCTATTCGAACCCCGACGCCATCTTCAAAGGTGAAATCGGTTCGCTGTTCGGATGTAAAGTCGTTTCCAGCACCAACGTCCAGACGTTTGCTACCGCTGCTGCGGGCGTGGCGTCTGCCTCGACTGCTGGCAATGCCGTCTATGGAAACATCCTGCTCGGCGGAAACGCCTTCGGTGTTCCTAGCTTGAACTCAATCGTTGCTAATGGCTCGCCCTTCGCTCCGAAGGTCACGATCCTTGACGCTGCCGATAAATCCGATCCGTATGGACAGCGCGTTGTTGCGTCCTTCAAGACGTTCTACGCTGCCAAACAATTGGATACCACGTTCTTCCGCGCGATCTTCGCGAAGTCGAACTACAGCTAAACAATTAAATGGGAACCATGCTAGTAATTGGTATGGGTCCTCGTAAGGACGCTGGGGAGGATAAAGCCTCCCCAGCTCCTAACAATGGAGGTCGTATGCACGAAGGAATGGATAATGGTGGTGAGATGAAGATGCCGAAAGGCATGGTCATGTTGCCTGTATCGATGCTTGAAGTTAACGATGGCGGAGATGCTGTTCCTCCTTCGGAAGGCGATCACGTTGAACTCAGCGGTGTTGTTCATATGGTTAAAGGTGGAGTAGCTCACATCAAAGTTAATGACGCTATGATGGAAGGCGAATCTGACAATAATCAACAAGACAACATGTCTGAGGAGGACAAAATGCGTGCGCTGGCCCAGAAGGCCGACGAGGAGGCTTACAGCTAATATGCCTGTCTACCAGTATCTCGATACCCGTAAAAAGTCTATCGTAGAACTGGATAGGTCAGTAGCTGAAAGGGACAATGTCCCGAAGCATCTGAAGCGGTTTACTGTCCCACAACGATTGGCCCTGGTTGGAGTTGGCGAACCCCTCGACAACCCGCTGGGAGCAAATAAGACAAATATTATGAAGGGGTACTACAAACAAGAACAAAAGCTTGGGAGTAGATTTAAAAGCGAGTTCAGCGCGGATCAAGTGAAACGTGCCTGGAGTCGAAAAGGAGATTAACAATATGGCTAATGAATTTGTACGCAGTACTCGTAAGGCCAAGGGGAAAGCTTTGCGCTTTGATACCCAAGGCTTCACGAACGTATTTGAAATCACGGCAGCTTCCAGCGGTGGCACGGTGAATACCGTTGCTACGGCTCCTGCTTCCTTGAATGTGACTCTTAACGGCACGTCCTATCGGATTGCCCTGCACAGCTAATGTCACGCGCATTAGATAAATTCCAAGCTCAATACGGATTTTCCGTAGGGACACAAGGAACAGCTACGGCTGGCTATTGGGCGATCCAGATGCTTGAAAATACCACGTTTAGCGCGATTAGCGGTAAATATGATGGTACTCTCACAGGCATTACGATTGGTTCTGGCAACATCATCTACGGCGAGTTTAACAGCTACACGGCTGGAACTGGCAAGGTGATCGGATACATAGCTGGTTAATGATTCAAGCAGTCACACCGCTAAAGGTTCAAGTCCTTGGCGGGTGATTGCATTGTTATTTTATGCCAAGACTATCCCTGGGATTAGGAGTACAAAATCTACCAAAAGTTGGTGGAGGAGCTGCGCCGTCTTCCCTGCTTACTGGATTATTAGCTTACTGGAAATTCGATAATAATGGAAGCGGGGGCGTTTCACTTCTTGATTCATCTGGAAATTCCAGAACACTTACAGCACCCAATGGAACAGGTGGAGTATCTTTGGGGACTGGAAAAATAAATGGTAGTGCGAGTTTTAGTGGAGATAATCAAACTTATTTTACTAGAGACGGTGGTTTTCTTGATGGAGCGAACGATGAATACAGTATTTCAGCTTGGGTAAAAACAACGATAGGAGCAGACCTTTTTATTGTTGATCAAAGCAATGGGGCAAATTGGGGCGGGTCAGCAATACAATTTGATATGTATTCAGACGGGAGAATATATGGAAGTATTTTTTGGGGAGTGGATGAAGAATCTCCTCTCTACGACAGAGCAGAAAGTTCATCCGCAATAAATGATGGAAGTTGGTATCATATAGCCTTCACATGGAAAAAAATAGGCTCGCTTAAAGTTTATGTTAATGGTTCATTAGATGGTTCTACTTCTTCATCTGGAAATTATGCAAATAATCCAACAGAAAATGTTTCAATAAATGGAAATGCTAATGGAAGTTATGCAATAGGAAGAAGTGCAAATATAGACGAAGTTGGAATTTGGAATAAAGAATTGTCGGCATCAGAAATCACATCTCTTTACAACGCTGGGGCTGGCAAAAGCTATCCATTCACATGATTCACATGATCCTTCTCTGCGCCGTGCTGGCGGGATGTTCGCCACAAAAACAGTCCAATGCAGACCTACCAATATACTCAGACATGGGCGCAGCCGAAGATGCTGGAAAGGTTAGGCCATGAGTGAGGATCAAGTATGGAGCCTAGAAGTTAGGCTGGCTAGGATGGAGGAGCGCCAAGTACAGCTTTATGCTATGGTTGAGAGGTCACTTGCAAACTACGGAGACCTTGCTAATAAGGTTAATGCGCTTGAGCATTTGCGGACTAGGCTGCTCGCGATCTCTGGCATCATTGGGCTTGTGTGTTCCATGGCCTGGGATGTGATTAAAAACAGGAACAACTAGGAGATAAAATGGCTAATTTTACAGCAGGAACCAGTTTTGGTGCAAACGATACGGTAACCAATACAAAGCTTAACGCCTTGATTGCTGATGCCAGTATTAATCCAGAATATGCGATTAGCCTTAACTCTGGAACGATTGGAACGCTTTCCTGCACCAGGGGGACTGTAGGCACGCTTAACAGCACGACTGGAACCATTACCACGATTAACAGCACGACTGGTAACATTGGTGCGGTTGCTGCGACTTCGGTTAGCGCTACTAGCGGTACGATTGGCGCAACTACTGCTACTTCAATCAACGCTACTTCTGGAACAATTGGAAACTTTAATTCAACATCTGGAACAATTCAGACCCTTACGGCCAGCACTCTTTCTGGAACATTGACTGGAGGAACTTATTCTGGCTCGCTTGGAACTTCATGTAATTTTACGGCAGGTACTGTTCAAACTCTTACTGCTGGAACTCTGACTGGCACTCTTACTGGTGGAACATATACTGGATCGCTAGGCACATCTTGCAACTTTACTGCTGGAACGATTGGAACACTTAGAACAACGAATAACATTACAATTGCTGGCGGAATCACTATTGGAACAGCAGCTGGAACTTATCTTACAACTGTATTAGGATATTCATCGCTTGGAAGCAATTCTGGAGATTTTAATACTGGTGTTGGCGCAAATTCACTACTTAGCAATGGCCCTGGTTCTCATAATTCTGCATTTGGATACAATTCACTTGGATCAAATTATGCTGGGTCATATAATCAAGCATACGGTGAAGCATTACAGGGGAATACATCTGGAACAAATAATTGTGGATTTGGATATTTATCTGGATATTCAAATCGAGCTGGATCTGATAATTGTTATTTTGGTGGTTATGCATTCTTTACAAGCGGAACATCGTCAAGCAGAAATTCAGCATTTGGTGCAAATGCATATAGCGGACTTTCTACTGGATCTGCAAATACTGCAATTGGATATGGCGCATTAGCATCAAATTCAACATATATAAATTGTACTGGACTTGGGGCAAATGCAGTAGTTGCAGGATCTAACCAGGTACAACTTGGAGATTCCGCAACCACAACTTATGCATATGGAGCCGTGCAAAATAGATCAGATATTCGCGATAAAGCAGATATAAGAGATACAACTCTTGGTCTTGAATTTGTTAATCAATTGCGACCTGTTGATTTCAAGTGGGACATGCGCGAGTATTATAAACCAGAGTTTGATAGAGAAGCATCTCCAGAATTATATAAACTTTCAAATATTACGCATGATGGAAGCAAGAAGCGAAATCGCTATCACCACGGATTGATTGCCCAGGAGGTTAAGGAGGTTCTTGATAAAAATGGAATTGATTTTGGAGGATTCCAAGATCACAAAATAAGTGGTGGTGATGACGTATTGAGCATTGGATACACAGAGTTAATTGCTCCAATGATCAAAGCGATCCAACAACTCTCAGCTAAAGTCGAATCGCTCGAAGCTCAACTGGCCAACAAATGACGCTTACCGAAATTGCTCAGTTCGCAGGCGAGAAGATCGGGAAGACCGATTCTGATACGCTTACGTTTCTGCAAAAGGCAGCAGCGCTGAATTATCGGCGCGTATGGAACTTTGCGCCCTGGAGAGAAACTGTGACGAACTCGACGTATGGAATTGATGTTGGCAAGGTTGTTATTTCTGGTGCTGGATCTTTAAATACAAATAGTACTTATTCAAGAACATCTGGTGGTACTGGAAATAATTTTAATTCAAATATATATAGCAGCTATATTGCATGGCAGGTAAATGACGAAAACGATGGGCCATGGGAATTGATAACTTCGTCTGTAGTTAATTATTATAGCAATGATTTAATAAATTGGTATACTTCTGCTGGTTCAAATCCAGCTCCCACTGGTAATATATCATTTTTAAGAACTATAACTCTTGGAACAAATGTCGAGGCACCCCTATCTGTTGCTTGGGGCGACGATGAACTTACACCGATGGACCTTGCAACAATAATTTCGCAGGATGCGGATCTTCTGGATGCAAGCAGGACTGGCACACCGCAGGCATATTACTTCAAAGGACGTAATTCTTCTGGAGTTGCTGAAATCGATGTTTATCCAGCTCTTCAATCATCAAGCACAACCACGCTTAAAGTTGTCGAAAAATTGCAAGCACTTACCCGCTCAAGTTATGTCGTTGATTTTCCACCTTCCTCAAGCGCCCTTAATGATGAGCTTCGTCTCCCACATGTAAGCCACGTCGTGCTTGCCTTGACCCATGCAGATGCCTTGGAGCGTGAACGGCAGTATGGTAAGTCGCAGATTGTTGTGCAGTCTGCCAACTCAGATTTGGCAGCGATGGCGAATTACGAATTGAGCCAGGTTGGTGGAATGAAGCAGATCACTCCAGCCTCGCTTGGCGAACTTGGTTTAGAAGAGATCATCTAAGGCCATGCCGTACTTCACGGACGCCACAGATGATGTCTTGTCGGTAGCTGTAACCCCTAGCTTTGAGGGTGGCCAGGTATCTGGCATTAGCCCAAATTTGATTGCTGATAACGCAGCCTCCGAGCTGCTTAACATGACCATTGCGCCAAATGGCAATCTTCAGACCCGCCAGGGTATTGAGACAATTTCAACAAGCCTTTCTACGGCCAGCACGGTTCAAGGAATGTTTTATTTTGATACACCAGATCTTGAGACAATTATTGTTGCAACAAATGGATCTCTTTATAAGTACAATACTGGATCAAGCACGTTCTCGACTACAGGTGGAACAGTAGTAAATTCCTCCGCTCAAATAGAATTTGCACAGTTAAACAATAAATTGTTTGTTACAGACGGAACAAGCAATCTTCAGTTCACAGATGGAACAACTTTTTATAGGCAGGGAACAAGCATTCTCTCAATAACAGTATCAACGCAGGGATTGGGGTATACTGGATCAACAGCTGCCGTTACAATTGGCGCGCCAGGACTAGCCTACGGAACAACCGCCAGCGCAATTGCTACAGTAACAGGCGGAACAATATCTGGAGTTATTGTTACAAATGCTGGATCTGGATATACATCAGCTCCATCTGTTACAATAGCTGCCCCACCATCTGGAGGTGGTCACTTTACGGCAACCGCAACAGCAAGTATATCTTCGCTCGCTCCTGCTGGCTTGCGCCTAATAAAATCATTTACAAATAGACTATTTGCCGTTGGAACTGGAGAAGGTCGCAATACTCTTTATGCCTCTGACATTCTCGATCCAGAAATTTGGAAGACCACCAATTCAATCATCGTTGGTGGTGACGACGGCGAAGACATTATCGCGATCCAGCCTTTCTACGGATTCCAGATCATTGTTTTCAAACGGAACAAGATCTATTTGGTCGATGTCAAGCCAAGCACAACGCTGACTACTGGCACAAGCGTTTCATCCGTTGCCAACACGGCAGCAGAGTGGACCGTGCAGACAATTTCAAACAGGGTCGGGTGCATCGCTGGCAGGTCTGTGGCGCTTGTAAACAAGGACGTTTTCTTTCTGTCAAATGACGGAATAAGGTCGATCTCGCGGTCAATGGCGGATGACTTCTCGACTGTTGGTCTTACCATCAGCGAACCAGTCAAGGACATCATTGCCAGGATTAATCGAAGTTATGTGGAAACCGTGAATGCGACATTCCACAATAATAGGTATATGATGGCGATCCCGCTGGATACGGCAACTAAGCCAAGTCACGTTCTTGTTTACAACTCAATCTTCAACTCGTTCGAGGGCCTATGGGAAATACCAGCAGCCAGGATGGTCGAAACAAGCTTTAGCTCTGGATTTTCAACCAATACGCCAAAGCTCTGTATTGGGACAACCATATCGAGGGTTGGTCACTTGACCGACTATAAGGACGGAGACACGGTTGACCCAACTACTGGATTCCAAGACTTTGGTACTGGTTATACAAGCAGGATCACGACCAAGGCGTATGAATTTGATGACCGCTTTGCGCTTAAATATGGATCGCACTATGAGGTCGAGTTCTATTACTCTGGATCTACCAATGCAACGATCAGCATGCGCAGGGATACAGACGGAAACGACATTACGCTAGGTACTGGAGTTGACACAACCTCGCCAAATGGGATCACGCTTCCGTTTACACTCCCAGCATCATTCAGCTCCCAGGTTGTAAAGCGCAGGGCGGACAGTCTTCGTTCTTACGACAAATGGCGCAATATGAAGTTGAAGATTTCGGCTCCAACCCAAAAGCTTGCCATTCGCGGGATTATCATGGCAGCCAACCCAGACACAATCCAGATTCAGCAGAATATATGACCCAGGTAGAATTCCTTGAGAAAAGTGGTGTTTCTGAGTCTATGTCACCTAATTTCAGCGATTGGGTGGCCTGGTTCGATAAGCAGGCGCTTATGGGTACGGTAAGGGATAAAGAAGGAGAGATTCTTGGTGTAGCGCTTGCCAGGTGCATTCCTGCTGGCGTAGCCCCAGACCATTATGTCCACGACGAGTCTGGTGATAACGTATTTGTTGACTTGTGCGCTACTAGTGGTATTAGAAAGGCTGAGTCGGTAGACCCGCTCAAAGGCTTGCTATTGATCCTTTTGGATCGATTTGGACCACGCAAGCGAATCATTTTCAACCGTCTAGGCAAACCAAAGGAGTACGATTACTATAAATTTATGAGAAAGGCATTGGCTTAATATGGGTAAAGCACCATCTATTCCGTCGGCTCCACCACCCCCAGATCCAAATGCTGTGGCACAGGCAAACGCCGAGATGTATCGAAAGAACATTGATACATATATTGAAAAATCTCCAGCAATGGCCGAACTTGAAAACAAGCTTCGCGTGCAGTATATGCCTCAACAGCGTGAACTTGAAAGGCAGTTGTCTGCGTTAGACCAAGCTGCTTCAGTTCAATCCAATCTTCAATTGGAACAGCAATATGGTGGCCAGCGCACCCTGGAAGCACTTCGCAGGCAGTTTGAATATTCTCCAGAAGCCTATGCCTTGAATAAAGGACTTGGGAAGCAATTGACATCACAATTCTCGCGTCTTTACGGCCAGAGTCCTTATGAAGCAGTTCAACCAGAGGTTGCATTTTCAACAAATAATGGGCCTATGAATTATTACTCAAAAATTGGAAGCAATATTTCGAATCCAAAAATAACAGCTTAATATGGCAACACTATCAGCAGAACAAATGGCGCTTTTGGATAAATATTATCCAGATACTGCAAGAAAAATGAGAGAGCTTGATGCAGCAAAAGATCTTCAAGCAAATTCTCCAAGTATTTTAAATAATGCATATGCTCAACAAATTGGTCAAATAGGCGACTATGCATTGCAAAACAGACTTGGTACTCAAAATTTTACAGGCTCTCTTGCGTCACTTTCTGGAGCTAGAAATTATGGTGCATCTGATCTTGGTTCAAAATTAAACTTCCAGGTAACAGATGACCAGATTATAAATGATTACAATACATCAAAAATAAATTCACTTAAATCAATTATTGATAGAGGGAATACACAACTTGTAGGAATTCAGCAAAAAATTGCATCTTCAAATTCACTTTTAAACAGTCTGTCAAGCAAGGATGAAAGAAGGCAACCAACTCTTGATGCAATAAAGTCATTAACAGAAGACCTATCAAGTGTAAATTCTGCAATTGCTTCAGCTCAAAAACAAGTTACAGATTTTAAGCCAATTACAGCAGCAGATACTGCTGGCCAGAAGGAAATCACATCATTTAGGGAATATATTCAATTACCAGAAGAAAGGGCAACGCAACAATTAAAGCAGGTAGATCCAAAGGCATATGAAACAGCAGTTGCTCTTGGTGAAAAATATAGAAACTTGGCTGCCGAACCACTCCCTACTACAACATCTCAGCAGACTGAAGATCTTCGCAGCCAGCTCGAACAAGAAGCGATTAATCAACTAAAGCTTGGATCGACTCTTGGTGCTGAAGAGCGCAGGGGATATGAACAATCCGTGCGTGCTGCTCAGACTGCTCGCGGTAATATCTTTGGAGTAGCACCTGCAACCGAGGAAGCAGTCACGACTGGCCTACTTGGCGAACAGCGCAAGCTCGCTCGTTACGGAGCAGCCCAGCAGTTCCTGTCTTCTGGCCAGACTACTGGTGACGCGCTTCAGCGTGATCTTGCGCTTCGTGATGCATTATTGCAGAGCAGGCTCGGAGCAGCGTCAAACTTTACTGCTAGTGGACCATCATTATACAATCTTGGAACCGCCAGGACAAATCAACAAAATGCAGCATTCCAATCATACATCCAGGCCAACCAGGCACTTCCTGGACAATTTGGCCAAGGTGCAAGCACAGCACAACCTTTCTATCAAACCACGAATCCGAATGCACCTCTTCAATTGCAACAGACTGCTGCATCTCTTTACAACACATTGTCAAATTATAATGCCAGCACTTATGGAAACTATCTAAATGCATATAATAACCAACCAACGGCAGCCCAGACATTTGGTCAGATTGCTGGAGGTATTGGCAATATTGCAAGCCCATTAACAGCTCCATTTAAATCATACTCCATCCAATAACATGGCAGACCTAGTAACATACGGACCATGGACTTTATATAAGAGTCCAGAATATGATGCTGCCGTGCAGGCCAAGAAAGAGGCGCAGGCTGCCGAGCTTCAAAATAAATTGCTTCAGCAGGAGGCGCTTCGACTTGGGATAGATAAAGCAAAGAGAGAACAGGAATTTCTTCAGAGTCCAGCAGGACAGGAGCAACTTCGTACTGAGGCAGAAAAAGCTGGCCTTCAAGTTGAGAAGTTAAAAGCTGAAATTGCAGCAGAGGCTGAAAAAGCCAAGAGAACTTCACCAGAATATGCTCCATTGGAATCAGCTCGTCTCGCTGGAGTGCAATCACAATTAAAGAATGATCTTGAGACACAACAGGGATTGTTATCAGATGTTCAAAATCGTATATCAAACCTAAAGTCAGCATCCGCTCCTTTGCCAACAGGTGTCGCTGGACCAGTCATGGAGCGCGATATGGCAACCCGCATGATGCGCCCAGCTCTAGACGTCGAGGCAAGCATGCAACAAATGGTTCCTAGGACTGCTGCTGCGCTTGGTGCAACAAATAAACAACTTGGTGAACTTGTTGGAACCGTTCCTATCCCAGAAAATCTTGGTGGAGGAACTGCTCCTGCGACTTCAGATATTAGCTCTATTTACAAAGAAAGATTTGAAAAGCTTGTTCCAATGAAGGCGCAGGGTATTGCATACATTAATTCTCTCCAACCTGGCTCTCCAGAACGCATGGCAGCAGAGCAGACGCTTGGAAAGATGACTGGTTACGAAGACGCGCAGACCAAGAAGGCTACTGAAAACGCACTCAAGATCCCTGGCCTAGAAGGAATGGCAAGCACCGAGAAGGGGGCAAAACAAGTGCGTGATACTATCCCAGACTTCATTTCTTCAGTAGGTGGTATTGACGAATTGCTTACTCTTGGTGACAAGATAACAAGGAATCCTATTGATAGGCCAATATTAATGGCTCGCGCAGACGCTATTAGAACAGCACTTGCTGGACAGATGCGTATTGCAATCGGTGGGCCTGGAACAATGACCGAACAGGATAGGAATATATTAATGACAGCAATCGCAGATCCGACAGCAGTAATTAATATATTTGCATCAGATAGGCTTAATGAATTGAAAAAGATTTTGGCAAGAAAGTTTATTGCAGATGCAAAAGCAAATGGATTTTCAGTTCCATCCATACAGGGTGTTATTGATGCTCATTCAGATCCAAATGACATAGGTCAATTTGGTGGATTCCCAAGCGAAGAGGCAGCTAGAGCTGCTGGATATAAAGATAAAGATAAAGTTATGATACGAGGAAAAGTCGGTACTCTCACTCCTTAATTATATGGGATTTATTACAGACGATCAAACTACTGAACTAACTGCAAAAAAGATGCAGAGTCCAGATGTTGCGCCACCACAAAGAAGCGTTCCAGAATTTCTTCAAAGGGAAGCTGGATTAATCGCGCGTGAAGCTATTACACCAAGTACGGTTGGATTAATAGCTGGCGGTGCTGTTGGCGCTCCATTTGAGGCTGCTGCGCCAGGAGCGCGAGTTGGTGCTTCTGCTGCCTTCCTGGCAGATATTGGAGCTAAAGTTTACAATTCACTTGTTGCCAAAGGTGAGGAAGGCAAGAAAGTTCCAGAGTTAAGTGCTGTTCTTGAGGATATCAAAAATCAGATTGGATTGCCAAAACCAGAAACTCCTTTTGAAAGAATCCAATCCAAGGTTGTTGGAACTACGGCAGAAATGGCTCCGCTTATTGCTGGTGGCCAATTAATGGCTGGCATGCAAAATCTTCCAAAGATAGCCAAAGTTGGTGAATTTATTGCTGCCTCTCCTGGTGTCCAAGCTTCTGCTGGCGCTGTTGGATCTGCGCTTGCATCGACTGCCAAAGAGATGGGCATGAAGGATGAACTTGGTCAGTCTTTGGTTGGACTCGTTGGCAGCTTGGCAATGCCATCCTTGGCGCGCATGGGACAAGTTGCTGTTACGGCCAAGAAACTTGGTGTTGCAGCTCCAATAGCTCTTGCATCTGGCGTTGCTGGAGTGACTGAATTCTCAAAGAATCTTGCATTGAATGCATTGAGAGGATTTAAAAGCCAAGCAGAACTGGCAAAGAATATAGCTCTTTATAAAGAGGCTGGAACTACTCCTACGCTCGCGCAAGCAGTTGAGCAGCCCCTAATGCAAGCGATTGAAACGACGACTGGAAGATTCCCAAGCGGACTGGCAACAATGCGCGAGAAGGGTCTTGCACAGCAGGCTGAGGTAGGGAAGCGCGTTGAAGAGCTTCGCAAGCAGATTTCCAATGTAACCGAACCAGTCGAGGCTGGAAGAGCTGTTCAGAAAGGCTTCTCCGAGGTTTTTGTTCCTCGCGCAAGACAGGCACAGAAAAACCTGTACAGCGCATTCGATGCTTACATGCCAGAACGCCTACCAGTCGATTCGGACAATACTGAAAGAGTATTGAATGAAATGGTAAACAAGATATCCAACGCAGCTCCATCGCTTCAGAAGGAGTTTGCAAATACAAAATTGTCGTCAATTTTGAATGGCATATACGAAACAAGGCAAATGAATCCGCAGGGCAAGATTCCATTCAATGTATTAAAGGATTTGAGGACATCGATCGGAGAGAAGCTTTCTACTGTTGATTTAACTCCAGAAGTATCAAAGGCGCAGTATCAGCGAGCATACGCTGCGATTACCAGAGACATGGAGGCAGCAGCAGCAAATCAAGGGCCAGAAGCATTGGCTAAATTCAAGGAAGCAAATGCATTCACTAGGAAATTCCACGAAACAATGGATAACGTCCAAAGCCTAATTATGGATAAGAATCCAGAGGATGTTTACCAGGCGCTTGTTGGCGGAGCGCGTAATGGTCCAACAAGGCTGAAAGAGATTTTTGATATTGTTCCAATGGATGCAAGAAAAGCTGTTTCATCTGCATACATTGCAAGAATGGGTAAAGCTGTCCCTGGATTGCAAGATCCTTCTGGTGATGTGTTCAGCACGGCAAAGTTCTTGCAAAACTACGCATCGCTTGATCCAGAGGCGAAGAAGGTTCTGATTGGTGGATTTGGCAAGCAATTCGAAAAAGATCTTGAAACAGTCGCACAGGTGTCAAATAAGATCCGCGAAAGCAATGCAATCCTAGCCAATCCTTCTGGTACTGCTGGAGCAGTTGTAACCCCCGCGACGATAACAAGCGGTGCTGGATCTTTGGCTGCTGGCAAGTTTGGATTCTTGTCTGGTATTATTGGAACTCTTATTGGGGCAAACCAAGCTGCAAGATTGTATACAAATCCAGAATTTGTGCATTGGCTTGCCACGAACAAGAACACACCGATCTCTGGCACATCCGCAGCCCTTGCCACACTCAGTAAGATTTACGACAAGACAGGCGACGATGATATTAAGGAATTACACGACGCCGTGCGCGATCACGCAATCGAACAGGAAATCATCAAGAAATAATCCCAGGGCCTATGATCGGCGCTGAAAGAGATCCGCTGTTGGATGCAGCGATGGAAACGGTGAAGTTTGAAGGAAGGTTCGACCAAGACGGTAATTTATCGATTTACAAGTTGCCAGATGGAGATGGTGGAGGAAGCTACGAGATAGCTGGGATCAATGACAAGTACCACCCGAAAGAATTTGAAAGAATCTCGGCGTTGCCAGCGAAAGAAAGAGCGGAAGAGGCAGCGCGCTACATCCGAGACTACACAAGTCCACTCGTATCCAAATTGCCCAAAGACATTCAAGCATTCACACAAGATCTCGCGTTCAATCGAGGCATGGGCGGTGCAACAAGATTTATCCAAAAAGGGCTAAATGCGCTTGGAGTGAAAGTTGATGTGGATGGAAAGATTGGTCCAAAGACACTCAAGGCAATTGACAGCGTGCATCCCAGGGCGCTGATGCAGGCAATAAGCCAAGCGCAGTTGGATTACGAGTATGACTTGGCCTACAACGACTCAAACCGAAAGAAGTTTATTCGCGGACTTGAGAACAGAATAAGGAACCGCCAAGCAGTCTTTGGCGTAGCTTAATGCGCAATAAGAAGAGGACGCAGGACCGTCTCGCCTGCACCAAAGCTTGCTCCGTCCGATCCAACAAACGCAAGATTATTCACACCTGTTCCAACTCGCGCTGTCGCGTTCGCTGTTCCAACGTAGCTTCCCCTGCAATCGACAACAGCTCCTCCACCAGGTTTAAGGAAGGTGTCGCGGATCTGAACGTAAGCTCCGCGCGGTGTAAGGTATGTGTCACCGCATCGCACAATCGCACCTCCAGCGCTACTGGCAGTCGTCTGGTCAATGACGTAGGTATGATTTCCCCTGTAGACAGCAGCAAGAAATTCGTGTGTGACAGACTCATCCGCGAAAGATGTAAAAGAGGCTGCGAAGGTTAGGATCAATATTGTGGTTGTTTTCATGTGAACAAGTCTGTATTACTAAAACCTTGGAGTCAACAATGAAATTATCATCACGCCAAATAGGCGCAATTGGAGTGGCTCGCGTAACTGGCGCGTTGCTCCGCTGTGGGTACAACGTGCTTGTTCCTTACGAGGATTTTGCTGGGTATGACCTGGTGGCAGAGAAGGGCGGGAAGTACTTTAGCATCCAGGTAAAGACAGCGCAGGCCATTGAGCAGGGGCGCACAAAGTATCGATTTACCACATCCATTGGAAATGGTTTTAATATACCGAAAAGGCCGATTCGCGGAGTTGACTATGTCGCATGCTGGGGGATGAGCGACGATTTATTCTGGCTTTTACCAGTAGCAAAATGCAAATCACTTACCACCAAACTATGCCCATCGAAGGGCCAAGGATGGAGGATATTCCAGAACCTATGACGCACCAGGAAGCTTGGGACATCATGGAGGAAGCGCTGAAAGACTGCGAGTCTTATGAGGAGGCCGTGCGGTGGCTAAACGCAAATCCAGACGTTAAGAATAGCCTTAGCCCTTTTGGGCTAATACAGCAGTTTTGCGGTGACATCGACATTGCCAATACTCGTAATTGATTACAATATTTTGTTGTTGACCAAATAAGCATCAATACCTAGAAATAGGTGGATGTTGCCAGGGGACATTAAGATTAGGATTGGAAAACTTCACCAAAAGCAACAGAACGTACTTCTCAATCTCGTATGCGGAGCTGCTTGTTGCGAAACTCCAAACAATACCTTCACGATAACAAACCGCGCCATCAATGAATTCATTGATCGGTGCAGGGATCAAAACCCTGTTTTGACATTAACAGGAGGTTTTGAAACAGACATAACAATGGAGGTAATATGGGAAAAATAAACAGTCGGGCAAAGGGTGCAGCAGGCGAGCGTGAGCTTGCCAACTATCTTCGCGAACAAGGCTGGCAGAAGGCGAGGCGCACACAGCAGTATGCAGGCAATCCAGAAGGTGGATCTGGAGACGTGGTGTGCGAGAACTTCCCATTCCACATTGAGGGCAAGCGATGCCAGGCGCTCAAGCCAGAGGAGTGGATGGAGCAGGCCAAGCGCGACTGTCCTTCTGGCAAAATCCCAGCAGTATTCTTTCGGCGCAATGGGCGCAAGGAGTGGTTAGTCATACTCACGGCGGATAGCGTGTGCGAATTAGCTAGACAGGTGGCGCCTGCCAATGTCAGTATCGAGTATGTCAAAAATCAACCCACACATACAACAGTCGCGCAGGGCTATTACGTCCAGCAGTCTGATACACCAACTTTTAACCCCAACATCTGAACGATTGTTCAGCGTGCTTGTACAACTTCAACCCGAAACTAAAACCAAAAACAAAAGAAAGGTACGAAAATAAATGAGCCTAACACTCAGCGAATCGGCAAAAGCAACAGAACGGCAACTCCCAGAAGCAGGAACGACGATTGGAGTCTTGGTCCAATTGATTGACATGGGACTCCAAGAAACCAATTGGGACGGCGAGAAGAAGATGTCTCCCAAAGTGAGACTGACCTTCGAATTGCCCGACCAGGTGATTGAGGGAGAGGTGGTGGAGAATGGCAAGACTACAAAGGTTACCAAGCCTATGATGGTTAGTCTTGAGTTGACTCGCTCGCTAGGTGAGCGTGCCACACTCCGCAAGCACCTTGAGTCCTGGCGCGGTGCAGCTTTCACATCGAAAGAGCTGGCCTCGTTCAGCCTCAAGAATCTGCTTGGCAAAGCAGCCCTGCTAACCTTGATGCACAAAACATCGCAGGCAGGCAGGCAGTACTGTGCAATCAATGCGATCAGCAAGTTGCCAAAAGGCATGACTGCTCCCAAGGAGTCGGTTAATTCGCATGTGTTCTACGAGATTGAGAATGGTCAGAACGAGGTCTTCGCTGCTCTTCCAGAGTGGCTACAGGACAAGGTTCGCGCCAGCAAGGAATTTGCCAATATGGGCGGATCTCCTACCAAGTCTGGTGACACCGACGGCAACGGCGAAGCAGTACCGTTCTAAATTGTATGGCACTTACTATCACCAGTAAGGAGCCTTCGACAGCTAGACTTGTTCAAACCGAGTCTAGCGGTCATTGGTACAAAGAAAATGGCGAATCCGCCCATACTATTATGGGTAAGAATGGCAATTTTAGGAATACGACTGTTGCCGATGCAAGGAAGATGCTTCTCTACCCTAGCGTCACAAGCATTCTGTCTATTTTGGATAAACCACAGCTAACGGCATGGAAGATCGAGCAGGCAATCATGGCCTGTCTTACTTTGCCAAAGGAAAAGGATGAAAAACTCGAAGATTACGCAAAGCGTGTCGTCCGCGATTCCAAAGAATCGACAGGTAAGGCTGCCGAACACGGAACCATCATGCATGAGCAGATGGAGCATGTGTTATTGGGAAGACCTCACTCGCAGGATGAACCGCTCCAGCCATACATCGCAACATTCAAGAAGTGGGCTGAAGAAAACGTAGAGAAAACCTACTGGTGCGAGAAGGCGCTGGTTGGCGCTGGGTATGCTGGTCGATGCGATGCGTATGTGAAGCTGAAAGGAATTGGTGACGCGATCATCGATCTGAAGAATCGCAAGGTGAATCCAAAATATTCACCATTTTATGAAACCTCGGACTGTCCCCAGCTATGGGCCTACAGAATTGCAAGCGAGAATCCAAAAGCAGCGTGTGTTTCAATCGTGCTGGCGTCGAATGATCCAACCAAGCTGATGACCAGGGTGTGGGATGAGGATGAATTGTACCAGGCTGGAATAGCGTTTAACGCGCTGTTGCGGGTCTGGGCATGGGTCAAGGGATATACACCTCCAGGGATGAAATTATGACAGCACCAACGATCCAAGAGATGGGCAACGCTGCACAGGAGATAGTCTGGCGCGTGATGGGTAAAGGATCAGATAAGTCTGGATATGGAGATTGGCTGGAGAAGGACCGACCCACCCACGATTACCATATTGCTCGCGCAATACGTCACCTTGCCACAGCGCAAATGCAGCTTCACAAATCCACGCCTTGTCCAGATAATAATGGTGAAACAGGTGTTGACCACCTTGAGCGCGCGCTGGTAAGATCCTTATTCGTATTGGCGCAAATCAAAAAGGAGATACCAAGACTATGAATAAAACACAGGAAGAAATCGACAAGGAATGGGATGAGTTTTTCAGTAAACCTCGTCCGTGGCTATATTCTAATTACGGAGACAAACCAATAGATGGTGAAGAGGAAGGCGAGGATGGAGGCAATTCAGAAAGCTTCCAAAAGTTCTGCGATCACAGCGGAAACAACAGCTATCCCAAATCGTGCTGAAAACAGCTCTTGCGGTTCTTTTAATAACAACATCTACGGTTATGACTGCAAATGTCATAATCGAGATGGAGCAACCAAAGAAGAAGATAAAGGTTCGCGTGACTGGCTACTGGCCAGGAGAGGACCACTACACCAGCAAACTCCAAAGCAGCGAAGGAGTGCGCTTGAGACCTGGACGGCATTGCGCTACGGATCACAAGGTCATCCCAGCGTGGAGCAAGGTCAAGATTGTTGGGTACTCGCAGGAATGGCTCGTGGTGGATACTGGCACAGCGGTCATTCAGAGAAAGGCCAGCGGGTCAACCAGATTGCCTGTATTAGATTTGTTTTTTAAATCTGAAAAAGATTACGAAAAGGCTCGACTACCAAAATACGCGACGGTAGAGATCTCGAAATGACAATCTTATCGAAAATATTCTATCACCTGGGAAACATCGTAAGCGTAACTATACTTCCACTTGGAGTTGGCTGGAAGCTATATCAAAAGTTAATGCTTATATCGGTAGACCTAGACACCAACTTTGATGTATGGAAAGAAGTAAAACAACGTAAAACAAGGAGAAAAAAGAAATGAAGCGCGCTGTTGTAACGCAGGCATTCGGTGACAAATGGCATGAACTGCTAAAGATCACGCAGCCAAGGATGGAAGCGTACGCGAAGCGGTACGCGGTTGATTTTATGGCAATCACAAAACCAGTCACCGATCCAGTCCAGTACTCCAAGCTGGCAATCGGAAACATCATGCTGGCGCGCGGATACGAGCAGGTGACGTTCTTTGATGCAGACGTGCTGGTGACGGAAGACTGCGAGGATATTGGCGGACCAGACATGGATGGCAGTCAGCATTTCTTCTGCGCCCTGGATGAAGGCGAGTTCTTAGACAGGAAGAAAGGTATGGTCGATCTGGCCAATGGATTTGGCGGGAAGATCACGCCAAGGTTCTACGTCAATACAGGCGTGTTCGTCGTGAGCAATAAGTTCCTTGGACTATTCTCATGCCCTCCGTTTGGTTGTTATCCAAACCACTTTGGCGAGCAGACATGGATGAACATCCAGGCGCATTTATGGAATATGGAGCTGACTCCGCTCGACCCAGCCTACAATTGTATGACCAGCGTCGAATCGCACTTTGGCCTGGATAAGTACAAAGATGCATTCTGCCTACACTATGCTGGCCAATCATTTGACATGGACAAGATGATTGAACTTGTTAAGGCCGACGATGCGAAGCTAAAGGAGCTTGGACGATGACTACTGTCAAGGTTGTCAAGGAAGCTGGCAAGTGGCGCATCCACACGATGGCAGGAAACGTGATTGGACCTCGCCTATGGGGGGCTGTGCCAGCGAATGGACTGCCTCCACTTACCGACATATTTGAAACGAAGGAGGAAGCGCAGGATGCAGCATTCCTTTGGAACGAGTACGCCAAATGGTGCGAGATGAATCGCAGCAAGAGAAAGAGACGATGAGGACCAGTCATTTTGTAAAAGGCGATTACGATGACAGGTTGTGCCAGCTCGCTGGTGAGGTGGCCAAGCAGGCGATTGACGACGTTCGAATGCTCCAGCGCCGTGGCGTTCTGGATGGTCTTACGATCAAGGAGGACTTCTACAAGGACGACATAAGCCTAAACGACTGCCAGGAGTATAGGAACATCCAGCAGGTCAGAAAGCTTGTGAAGGACTTTAAGAACGGAGTCGTTTGGTTCTGGTGCAGGGCTGCTGGTGTTCACATCGACAATAGGAGCCTACTGCGAAGGATGAGAGAGATGGCAAATGCTTAACGATATCATGGGAATCATATTTGCGATTTGCTGTATAGGTGTTTGCATATCCATCATTGTAATGATCGCGTTGGTTGGATTGTATATGGCATACAGAATGTTTAACATAATAAAGGACGAGATAATCAAATGAGCGAAAAGAAATATTCCCAGAAGGTTTTGACTGCTGCTGTTGAGCGGTATGTGCTGACGCCAACGCAATGCGCCATGATCCGCCAGGATGCAGAGGTCATTGGCATGAAACGCGCGACCGTTATGAAGAGGGGTGGCGGACACAGCATATCGCTTGCCAGGACATGCTCGTCGTGCTGGATACCTTTCTCGCCTCATTACAAGTGGCTTTATTCGATCATGCTTGAGCTGACAAAGGCGATCAATGAGGAGAATTGGAACTTCGACGTTCCTGGTGTCCAGCAGTTGCAGATCCTTAAGTACTCTCCGCTCCAGCAGTTCTGGTGGCACTTCGACACGTTTACTGGAAGCGACCGCAAACTTACTGCGGTTGTCAATCTGTCCGATCCTAGCGAGTACCTTGGCGGAGGATTGCAGGTTAAGGCGGATATCGATAACGGGCAGTTTATGCTAGAGCAGGGAGCTGGGTGCTGGTTCCCATCTTATATCGAACATCGCGCCAGGGCGCCTATATGGGGAACGCGATGGGTGCTTGTAGCTTGGTTGACTGGACCAGCATGGCGATGACAGCCGACACGGCATTCGCGGTTATTGGTGTGATATCAATCTGTCTTGGATTGCTCACATTGTTATGGGGTAAGGACTGATGCTTACTCCGAACAGAAAGCCAGTCGGGTTCCACGAAAGCGAACAGGATATTGAGAACGAGAAGCGAATTGTGGAAGCATTCGCCAAGCATTGCGGTGGTGAGCCAAGGTTCATGCCAAAGGCCTACACGTTCGACGCGATGATTGTGCGGGGTGAGAAATGCGCGCTGGTAGATGCCAGGAAGCGAAGCAATGAGATTAACAAGTATTCGACGCTGTGCCTGTCACTCCAGAAGTATATATCCCTAAAGGCATACGCTGCTTTCGCTCCTACGTTCTACGTTGTCGAGTGGGCCGATGCTATGGGGTTTTATGAGATAAAGGAGGACAGCAAGCTTCCGATATCCTACATGTCGCGCAACTCTGGCAATCCCAGAGATAACGAGCCTGTGGTGCAGATTCCGATTGCAGACTTTAAAAGGTTTTAAGATGCTCCAATTAAATCCAGAGATGTGGGTGATGACGCCCAAGGGTGAGGGATTGGCATTCCTTGTCACAGATTATGGGATGGACCACAACAAGATTTTTACCGTGATGCTGAATTGTGGTGACATTCTCGATTTTGACATTAAGGATTGCAGGCGATGCGAGAATCCGTCATTCTGTATTAAGGCAAATAAACCGCCTATTCCACATTATGGAAATTAACGAAAATCAATACATTCAAGTTGACGGATGCATTGTCGCTCCTGGTGACTGGTTCGCTTGTATTGATGACTCTCCAGAGACAAGCGCGATTTATTATGTCGGCCAAGATGGTCGCCAGTATGCGTCGTATTTGTCGGAAACATTCCCAAACATCTTCGTCAGTAAACCATAAACAGAAAGGAAACTAAACAATGCCACTAGGAAGTAACGTATCAAAAAACATGCATGAACTTGCCATGGACAACAAGAAGAAGGGCAAGGCTCGCGGTGCTGGCGGTGTTCCTCGCTCGCAGAAGCAGATGATTGCGATCGCGCTGTCTGCTGCTGGGAAGAGCAACAAGTCGCCTCGTAAGTTTAAAGCCAAGTCTGGAATGTGATGGAAGTTGAGGCCAAGAACCGCCTCAGATGGGCGCGCGACATCCTTCTCTCTGCTCGCGAAAAGCTGGCAGTAGAGAGGGATCGCGCGAACCATGGACACGCGATTGACATTATTCAGATCATTGCGCTGGTCGATGCAGCAGCTTTGGTCTGCAAGGAAATAACAGGAGAAAATAATGAAAACACACAACGAGATAGCAATGCAGGTTAAGAAGTACTGGGACAACGATGGTTCTAGGTGGAAGCTGTGGGTCGAGGCTGGCGGATTCCGCACAGAGATTTTCTGTTATGACACGACGGATGCCAATGCCTATGCCAAGTGCATTCGGGAGCTGGTAAGCCATGCCTACCAGTTGCAAAGCGTATGAGCATACGAGAAGAGATTGTCGATCACTTTGGCGAACCTGCTGAAACAATGCTGTTCGCAGATGGATTCGATGACGCAATCATCGGAGTGGGAAGCACGTTCGGCGGGAGTCTGTGCGCTGTTTACGATACCGACGAGATCATTGAGATCCTTATGAAGCAAGGCATGGATTACGCAGAGGCGCTGGAACACTTCGATTATAATATTGCAGGATCGTATGTGGGGGAGCAGACTCCGATCTTCATGCATAAAATAGAAAGTGAAACCAAGTGAGCGCTCTCTTGGATTGGATCATCGTTGGAGCAGGATTGGCCATAGGTAGACTTCTTGTGGCGATTGCTGTTATTACGATAGGCATCGCAATTCTGGCAGCGTTCTTTATTTACGAGGAGAAAACAAAATGAAACTATGGACCAATAACACACCAGGGGTCCACGTTGTGGACGATAATAAATTGTGGCCACGTTGTAGCTACATATTGCCAGATGAGTTGACTGGAGAGACGTTCAAGGATGGCGTCCCTGTTCCTCATAAGATCAAGCCGTATTACCCAGGAAGGGCTGAAGGTGGATCGACTGCTGTCTACCGCGCTGGAGCCATTGGTGACGCAATCATGGCCACAGGTATTGTGCGATACCTGGTGGACAACTCTGGTGGGGCCGTGGACATTTACTGTCCTGCTCGCAACATGTCTCTGTTCGCTGGTCTTGGTGCGAATGCCTATCCGCTTCCGCCCACGCTAGAAGCATGGGAGTCATACTACGCTCATGTCCCGCTCGACGATCTGTTCTCTGGCAAGGTTGGTGGAACCGAGCTAGGCACAGGGCCTGGATGCCACTATGACAGGATTTACACATGGATGGGTGCTGAAGGTTTGGTGGCGGATGTATCGGCAAAGGTTGGAGAGAGGAAGCTTGTCGATCCAAAGTATAAGCGACCGCACCTCTACGTTGTCCAACCAGATTACGAGGAACTGAAGAAGATGGGACGCTGGCCGTTGCCAGATCCTTACTTCGTCTACCACGTCTCGTCTTCTGGTCCTACCCGCACCTACCCACCGCAACTTGGCAGGCTGGCAGTCCAGGCGCTGCTCGAAGAGTTTCCAAAGCATCATGCGGTCATTATCGGGCTGGATCGATCAATTGATTTCCACGTCGATCATCCGCGCATTGTTGATCTATTCAACGCGACATCCAGCGTGCGTTCATTGTTTCCGATCGTGCATGGCGCTGACTTTGTTGTCGCACCAGACTCGTCGGTCAATCATATGGCTGCTGGCCTGGATACTGCGTGCATCAGTCTATGGGGGTCATATGACCCGATGGATCGGTGCAAGTATTATCCAAGGTCCTATCCAGTCTTCGCACCAGAGGTTTGTCCGCACGCACCTTGCAGGCCACATGGCGCGTTGCCTCAATCCAAGTGCAAGGACGCAAGCAACAAGACCAAAGGCACGCAGTACTGGTGCAACGCGCTTAGAAACATCACGGCGGATATGATCGTAGAGAAAGCAAAGAAGGCGATGGAGGAGGACAAGCAGTAGTCACGGATTCCCCGAATGGTGCGCAGGGAGAGCCTGCGACTGAGCTTTGTGTGCTTGCATGAAACAAAGGGGAATTGTTTTTAATATTTCTGTTGCGCTTTTTATTTTTATTGTGACAATGCCGAAATGATAACCACACAAACTAAAGCTGAATCGATTGTCGGGCAGGTCGAGTGGCAGTCTGAAAACCACGGACTCTGCCGTTGCCCAGGCGAGCAGTTCCACACAAGCAATACCAGGGTGCGCGATACCACGGTATTCGTGGATTCCGTTCCTACAATTTTCTGCTGGCACACAAGCTGCCAAGCGATGCGCAACGATGCGAATTACAAATTGCGCAAGCTAATCCTAAACGATCCGCTGTACAGACCGCTGGTCGCGCCGATGTCTACCAATGGAACTAATCCAATGAAACTCGTCATCGAACGCGATGTTGAGAGTGACATAATCCAGAGAATCGGAGTAATTGCACAATCCAATCGCGCCAGGTATCTCGCACATTACAAGTGGGACCCAGCGGACATGTACGAGCAGTCGCCTGCTAAACTGGACGATAATCCGACCAACGATTACAGGATGCTGGTATCGCTGTTCAAGTCCGACGACATCGTGTGGATCGGTGCGGTGAAGGATAGCGGTAATCATCCGCAAAACTTCCGCGCTGCTTCCGAGTGGATGAACCTTGACGAACCAGTCGGACAATTCATTACTGGATCTGCGTTCAAGGCTGGCACGATTAGCAGGGCCAATGAGAACGTGGACACGCGCAGGTTCCTGGTCGTTGAGAGCGATGAGTTGTCGAAGGCCGAGATCGGCGCGGTCTTCCAATTGATGCGCGATTTGTTTAAGATGAAACTTTACGCTGTGGTCGATACGGCAGGCAAGAGTTTGCACGGATGGTTCGACCCGATGCCTAATCCAGAATGGGAGAAGCAATTGAAAGCATTCCTGGTTCCGATGGGATGCGATCCAGCGACATTTAAACCGAGCCAACCTGTGAGGGTGGCGGGAGCAAAGAGGGATGATAAAACGCAAAGCCTGCTTTGGTTTTGCAAGGAGGGAAAATGATCGAGCCAGCAGTAGCACTAGGACTGAAACCGTCGGTGGACCAATGGCCACCGATTAAGACGTACAGCGAATTACTCACGGACAATCTAAAGGAACCCGATGTTCTTATCGAGGGCATACTGCACCAGGGGGGCAAGCTCCTGCTTGGCGGAGGTAGTAAAGCATTCAAGAGCTGGAGTCTGATTGACTTAGCCCTTTCGTTACACTCTGGCACTCCATGGTGGGGGCAGAAATGTACCAAGGCCAAGGTGCTGTTCATTAACTTTGAGATTCAAGAATGGTCGTTTCGCTCCAGACTGGCGGACGTAATCGCAGCGAAGGAGTTGCAAGGCAAGGTGGACGACTTCGACGTGTGGACGCTCAGAGGATATGCAGCCGACTTGACATTGATCCGCCCGATCATCGAGAAGCACATCGAGGGGCGCGGGTACCAGGCGATTATCCTTGACCCAAACTACATGCTGATGGGCGACCGAGATGAGAATAGCGCTGGCGATATGGGCGCCCTTATGAATGAGTTCGAGTACCTCGCCACGCGCTACAATCTGTCAGTCATCCTGTCCCATCACTTCAGTAAGGGCAACAAGTCCAGCGCCGAGGCCATTGATAGGTTCAGCGGTAGCGGTGTCTTCGCTCGCAATCCAGACAGCCTGGTCGTATTGACAGCGCATGAGGAGGACGAGAAGACGTTCACCTGCGAGATGACCCTGCGCAACTTCCCACCTGTCGATCCGTTCGTGGTCCAATGGAAATACCCTATGTTCAGCGTCAACTACAACTTGAACCCCGACGAGCTGAAGCAGAGCGGTGGAAAGAAGAAGCTTGTAGGCGATGCAAGGCTGCTAAAAGAGATGGGTTCACGCGAGTTCACGGCGTGCGACCTGTTCCGATTTGTGCAGGAAAAGTTCCAAGTTTCGGAGTCAACCGCCAAAAGACATGTAAAACGCATGTCGCAGGCTGGCAAGATACTGAAGGAGAATGGGTTATATACCGCCAACCAGTCGGTTTTCTGAGGTGTCAAATCGCGGTGTCAAAATGGGTTCTTCTACACTAGTGTCATTCCTATATATATAAAGAACCATGAACCACGAAGGAACCAGGGGAAGGGGACTCCTTAATCCGTCCCCTCCCCTTCACCTGCGGTGTTCCGTAGTGAAACTTCAAACTGGCGGGACCAGAAAACAAATGACACGGCATGGGTGGTTCACCGCCCATACCTGCCAAGGCGTGGTGGTGCGGTGGGATGTGTGATACAATGGGCGAAATGAAACAAGGTCTATACGCAAATATCAACGCTCGCCGTAAGGCTGGCACCAGTCGTCCTAAATCTAAAAGCACGATCTCACCTAGGGTGTATCGTGTGATGAAAGCGAAAAAGGGTGGCTTCGCACCGAGATAGGGATCTGCTTAAAAGGGCATACAGCTTTATTGCCCTTCTACAGCGCGAGAATGCCCAGCTACATGCGGTTCTTCGCCAGCTAGGGCAATTGGTCGATGACATGGAAAACAACTGTTCATACGAGGTTTTCGAGCATGAGTGGGCTGAGATAGCGTTATCGATGGCCAAGCTTTCGACTTTCTTCGCAAAGCACCAGGAGGACCTGGCTGCTCTAAAAGACTGCGATATATTCGATGGGGAAGTTGATGAAGTATGAGTACACAAGACTTGCCTTGTAACAGTCCAAGAAGGACTCCAGGCGCAAATAAGAAGTTCGTGGTTAGGGCCTGCCAGAATGGTCAGTCAAAGACCATTCGGTATGGAGACCCAGACATGAAAATCAAGAAGGGTAACCCAGACCGCAGGCGTAGCTTCAGAGCTAGGCACAAGTGTGATTCAGAGAAGCCAAGCAAGATGACTGCTAGGTACTGGTCATGCAAGAATTGGTAGGCATATGAAAAAAGGCTTTAAAACCACACGCAATCGCTCCAGGATGCCTGTTAAACGCGTGATTAAAGCGAAGCAAGTAGGGGATAGCGGGGTAGTTAAGAAAACGCCTATTATAGACCGTCCGCTTGGGAATAGGGCTTGTTGCTGCTTTATAGGTAAATAGTAGCTATTCTATTCCTTATGGGACATTTTTCAAAATAGTAAAATTTGAAAACCGATTTTGAAAATTGAAAATCCAAATTTTCGGATTTCGCTATGCTATCCTTATGAAGGCTTTTCTAAATTAATTTTTATAGCGCTAGAGCTGGTAGCGCTTTCAGCGCTTCCAAGCGCTCCTGCCTGCCTGGTGACCCTATAGCGCTCCCATCGCGCATTGACCGCGCGTTGTGCCTGCTCCCTGGTCCGCGCCTTGCTGGCGCCCTTTACGCTTCCGCCCTTCTTGCCCATCGCGGAAAAGTAGGCTCGAATCTCTGCGCTTATTTCGTTCATGTTTTGATTCTCTTTTTATTTATGGCCTGGTCAAGACAATAAGAATCCCTCCCAGGGGTCGAACCTGGAAAGGATAGTGATTAGATAACGATAAGATGGCGCTTCATCCATTCCTTTGAGATGCCATTATCTTCTAGGCGCCCACGCAATGCCTTGTCGATTTTCTTAATATCAAGCTTATTGATTTTCTTTTTTTGCTTTGTTTGCTTTGTGTTTTTCATATTCTTCCTTTCGTTTGTGTTTTGATTAGGTGCCACTATCGCGTCACCTCTCCTGCCCTTCGCTACAAGGGCAGACGAGGGGAAACTTACTTTGCCCCAAAGATTAGGGTTATAACTCCCACAAGGCAGGCACCTAGAATGATGCCCCAAGCGAATACCCAGGGTTGCGCTAGTTGCATGATGTCACCTCCTCTCTTGAGCGTGAATTGCGCATGACATAATGAATTGCGCCCATAGTCTGCGCATTCCAATTATATAAGGCGCGATCCATTTCAAGGTTCATTCTGAATGCCATTGTATCTTCCTGGCCAAAGGTTGCATTCTCAACGGCAATCCTCCGCGCTTTAGGAAACTTCCCAAGCGCCTTTTCAATCGCTTCGCTCCTGGTCATTTCAACTTCTCCAGATTGACATATGACAAGAGATCCAAAGCATTCCCAAGGCATCCAGAAATAATGTCGTTTCCTGGTTCACCCCTGGCATCTATGTTTTCATCATATGCCCTTCTTACTTCGCTATATATTTTTGATATAATCTCTGCTTGGCTCATATGCTTTCCTTTCTTATATCAGCCGTCCATTCAATGCCGTTTGCAATGGCCCAGGCCAGCGCGCGTTTATAGGTTGTAAAGCGCGCCTGAAATTGCCCTTGTGAATTGTATAAATAAAAGAAATAAAGTTTATTCACAAGACCTGCCCTCCGTCGTAAACTTTGCATCGATCTTCGATTCGACGACCAGGGCCTGCCAGTCTTCGGGACTGGTAAGCTCAAGAATCTGCTCGACCAAGTCTCTTTGCGGTTGGTCAAGTAGCCTTTCCCAACATATTTCTTGTATGTCTTCTGGGAGTGAATTGATCCACTCCAACGCATTTTTGTATTGTGTTTTCATGTTTCCTTTCTGTTTGTGTTTTTTAATTTGCCCTAGCTATCGCAAGGGCCTTTTCCTTCTGCGCACCATGCGGAAGAAATCCAATTATGACCGAACGATCCGCGCGCTGACATAGTCCGCAGGTTGAGCATGTCGTCCCCTCCCTAGTCTGGGCAGGGCAAACGACAACTTTCCTCCCCCTGGGAGTCGTCGTGTTCCTTTTATCCTCATATGGTAAAAGGGTCGTGACTGGTCCAATGCCCAGGCTCGCCAGCTTGTCGGCGTGATTCAGTCCGTTCGCGCTTAAATTGATCGTGAACCCTTGCGCGTTTGCGCTCGCAATCGCTTTCCTATTTTCTTCAATCGGTCCAGACTGCGAATCCAGAACAGGTTTATGGGTATAGGTGAAGCCCTTGCGCCCTTGGTTCGCGTTCACAAGGTCAGCCAGGAATTGAGGGAGTATCTCCTCATTATCTCCTGGCAAATCCCCTGCCTGGTTGTGGCGCCAAAGTTGCCCCCTTGGCAATGAGCGGATTTCATCCAGGAAGCATCCCCAGGCGCTTCCACGGACTCCCCTGCTTACCTTGTCCCAATGCCATTTAATCGGGCCGATGACATAGCATCCAGCGCCTTTTAAAGGGCAAGAATCTGGGCAAGTAGATTGGGGAGATGTCGAGACTGGAATCGGTCCAGTCTTTTCGTTCGAGCTACTCCTGGTAAGATGAAACTTTTGTTCCTGGTCGTTCCATCCAATAATCTTTGCGGGCGCCTTGTTCATGCGGTCCCCCATGCTTTTTCTTTGATCCATTGAATGACCTTCCAGGCATAATATGGAGAAGTAAACTCCGCAAGATATTCAAAAATATATCTTTCGTGGATTCTTCCAAAGGCGCCGTTGTTTAAAATTGCGTCGTTGTAATAGTCGCGGATTTCCAATTTAACTATGTCCCCGCAACTCTTCGCGCGAATTACTCCGCCCGCGCAACATGCTCCAATTCTCCAGGTCTTTGTTCGTCTTGTCATTTATTTGCCCCCCCTTCTTTTCTCTTCTATAAATTGCGCCAGCTCCTGGCGCTGGGAATCGCAACATTGTTCGATTCTTTCCCAATCTGTTTTTGTGAAGTTTTTGACATCCACAATAGAATCATTTTCCAGGGGACCGAAACTTCCATCAGCAGTAAAATAAAACTTCGTTGTCATGTTATTTAATCCTTCCCGCCAGGACGCCAAAGGCGACGCCAGCGAAAAAAACTAGTCCGATGATTTGAGGTAGGTTATTCATATTAATAAATCCCCTGCTTAATTTCTTCGAGTCTCTGCTGGAAAAGTTTTGTTGCGCACTCCAGGTTGTGCAATGCATCCATGATGTCTGAATCGTCAAGCTTACGCACGATATCTTTCAAGACATTGTGCGTGCATGGATTCGAGAGAATCGCGTTTTTGCGCTCAGCATAGGTGCGAGTGACTTTGACCGCGCTCGCTTCGGTTTGTGTATTGGTGTTGCTCATCCTCTTAACATACGCAACCTCGTTGAGTAGTCAACATGTTTTTTTAAAATATTTTCATGGTAGAATATGGGCATGGAATCGATGCCTGCTGACGCCCCAGGGGAAGAATCCCTGGCTCAAGACAAGGGGAAGAATGGAAAGCCCTCCCTTTATAACGATCAGATTGCCCAGGAAATAATCGATGCTTGCCGTAGTGGATTCACCCTGGAAAAGGCGGGCGCCCTGGTTGGCCTTTCACCTAGCACAATCAAATCCTGGTGCGCCAGGAAGACAGACTTTGCGCGCAGGGTCGAGACTGCCAGAAAAAAGCATGAGCTTGCCCTCCTTCGCGATGTCGAGCTGGCAGGGCAAAAATCCTGGCAGGCCAAAGCTTGGTGCCTGGAGCGCATTTATTCCTACGCCCAGCCCAGCGCCAGGATCGCGGTCCAGGGAAATGTCGAGCATGGGTTAAGCGCAGGACTAGCGCAGATTTTAGCAGGTTCCTTGTCGAAAAAAGAAAAGCCTGCACAAGTGATTGATGCGCAAGTAGATAAATTGGAACTTCCCAACCTAACAATTCGAGACAAGAATTATTGTGCGACAAACGAAAAGCCCTCCCAGGAAACTTCCGCCCAGGTCGTCCAGGTCGAGCAGGCAAGCGCGCCAAAGCGCAGGCGCCATGTTCCGATGAGAAGACGCTCGCCTAGGAAAGCGCAGGCCCTAGATACCACGACGCCCCCTGGGGGTCCCCCCTCCCCAAATTTAAAATCGGTAACCCCCCCAAGTATTTGCGACACAAAATAAAAAGAGGTCTATAGTGGGCAAAACAACTAAGCCTCCCAAACGCACGCCAGAGGAGATTTTAGCAGAAATCCAATCACCAGCAGGATTTGCAAAACACGTCCTTGGACTTGAGTTATATGATTGGCAGAGAAAGGTTTTGCGTGATCTGCAAGACAAAGATTGCCGAGTTGCACTCAAAGCAGCGAACGGATCTGGCAAGACAAGCACAGTCATCGCGTCAATTTTAATTTGGCATGCGTTCTGTTTTAAGGGAAGCATTGCTACGACAACCGCAGGCGTATGGCGACAAGTCGAGAAACAATTGTGGCCTAGCCTGCGCAAACACATTGCGCGCGTAGGCGGAAATTGGGAAGTCACCTCTGGAGAAATCCGCTACATATTTCCAGACGGATCGATGAGCAGGATCGTCGGGTACAGCGCGACAGACCCAGGTCGGGCGGAAGGGTTCCATGCCGACGACCACGACACCATGCCGTTGCTGATCGTGGTGGACGAAGCCAAGTCAATCCCAGACCCTCTCTTCGAAGCCCTGTGGCGTTGCCAACCCACTCGCGTATTGCTGGCCTCCAGCCCTGGTGCGAGTACTGGCGCGTTCTATCGCGCGTTCACCAAGGAGTCAGCGATGTGGAAGAAGCACACCGTGACAGCGTTTGATTGTCCCCATATCACCAAGGCGCAGATCGACGAGGTGGTCCAGCGGTATGGCGAGAAGCACCCGCTGACCAGGTCGATGGTTTATGGCGAGTTCGTGGACATAGGGTCGGAGAGTCTTGTCATCAATTACAACTCGCTCCAGGGATGCCAGAACAGTCCTCCAGACTTTAAGCCTGGGAACAGGACGGCAGGAGTGGACTTTGCAGCAGGTGGTGACTGCAACGTGCTTTGCATTCGGGATGGAAACAAGATCCTTCCGATCATCGCTTGGCGCGAGCGGGACACCATGGCTGCGGTTGGCAAGTTCATCGTCGAGTTCAAGAAGCATGGCTTGAAAGCTGAAGACATCTATGCCGACGCCAGCGGTCTTGGAATGCCCATGTGTGATGCCTTGGCCGAGTCTGGATGGCGGGTCAATAGGGTGAACTTTGGTGGCGTGCCTCACGATGCGGATGCCTATACGAACAGGTCGGCAGAGATGTGGTTTAACATGTCTAAGAAGATTTCCGATCGTGAGATCATACTGCCAGAGGATGACGACGAACTGATGGCGCAATTGACATGTCGCAGGACCGTGACCAACAGCAGGGGTAAGCTGGGCGTCGAATCAAAGGATTCCTTGCGCAGTAGGGGCATATCCAGCCCCGATAGGGCCGACGCATTGGCATTGTGCCTAGATGGTGGTAATGTACGCTGGGACTTGACTTTCCCTACGGAACGGCCAACTTGGCGTACGTTAAACGATCTAATGGAACAAAACGACCCAGTTATGGCTGGGTTTGACGCAGGAGGATAAACTATGAACATCTGGAATTGGATTACTGCTAACTGGCAGACCATCGTCGCTGCTGTGGGTGGCGTGGTGCTGACCGCTCGTATCATCGTCAAATTAACCCCTAGCGATATTGACAACGTGTGGCTGGAGAAGATCGTGTCTTTCCTGCGCGCTGTTGGCCTAAAGATCGACTAATAATTCTGTGCTTCGTGCGCTGCTTGAGATCATCTCAGCCATATTCCGTATCATCCCAGGATGGCGGGAGAAGCGCACACAAGATTTCGAAAATGAGTGGCATCGCAATCGTGATGCCATTAACAGCGATCTTGGCCGTAATGCTTGGTGGGTGCGTGACAACTCATCCAATAACTCAGACGAGCGGGATAGTTGAAGAGTTGATGAAAGATCCGACCTACATCGAAATCCGCAGAGGTACGCCTGGCGCGCGCGAATGGGCAAGGAAAGCTTTGAATGCTGTCAACGATCTTTCGTATGAATTGAAGACCGAGAGGAATAAATAAAATGCCAATTACCCAAGACAAATACAATCGTCGCGCGGATTATCACAAACGGATCATCGACTGCCTTAACCAGCGCGAGACTTGGGAGAATCGCCAGCGCCTGTTCTACCAGGCTCGATACTTTGGTGTGCGTCGTAAGACCAAACCTTGGCCTACCGCAGCCGACCTGCACGTTCAGTTGATCGATACTGCCATCGAGCGCTTAAAGCCTTCGTTCGTCAACAGCGCGATTGGAAACGACATCCTTTCCAGCTTCGTCCCGATGCGTCAGCAGTTGACTCCGATCACGGTTACTGCGGAACGCTGGTTTGATTACAAGATGCGCGAGCAGTCAAATTTCCAGAAAGAGATCGTGTCCGTCATCGACAATCTACTTCTTTATGGTCGTGGTGTTGCCAAGGTGATCTGGGATGACGAAGGCAAGAAGATTAACTTCGAGGCGATCGATCCTTTCCATCTTATCGTTCCGCAGTACACCAAGGAACTGAAGGACGCAGACTTTATCGTCCACATCATCTCGACATCCGTTGATACCTATAAGACCAATCCTCTCTACAAGCAGGATGAAGACTTCATCAAGCGCATCGCTGGCAAACCGAACAACTCAGTCGGTCTTCGCAGCGAGATCCAAGACGAGATTTATCGGCGCGAAGGCATCACACAGGAAGCAGAGAATGACCGCATCATCCTGTGGGAAATGTACACTCCGTCGAAGGACGGTTGGTTGGTAGAGACATTCTCGCCTCTCGCGGTCGATGAGAACGTGCGGAAACCTTTCACTCTCCCATATGAACACGGCGAACCTCCCTTCGTTGATTTCCCATATGAAATCACGGGTGGCGGTTGGTATAGTCCTCGCGGGGTAGCTGAGATCCTCCTCCCTGGCGAAAACCTCCTCAACAAGCTCAAGAACTCCCTCTCTGACTATGTAGAGCTGGCCAACCGCCCTGTTTTCGAAGCGCAGAATCCGATCTCGCTCAACACGGCGAATCTGAAGATGCAGCCTGGTCAGATCCTTCCGCAGGGATTAAAGCCAGTCCAGTTCAGTCAACCTCCGTTCGACTTCCAGCGTTTGATGCTCGAAGAGCGTCAACTCGCAGAGATCCGCATGGGCAATCCAGATTTCGGTGCTGGTTCGCAGTTCAATACCAGCGATCGCAAGACTGCCACCGAGATCCAGGCCGTGCAGGGTCAAGCTGCTGCTTCCAGCGATTTGAGGAATCGAATCTTCCGCATGAGCTTGGCGCACTTGTTCCGCCAGTCATGGTCGCTGTACGTTCAGTACGCCAAGGAAGATCTGATGTATCGCTATGCCGACGATACTGGCCAGATGGTTCCAGAGGGAATCCATCAGCAGTACTCGATCGAGCCGAAGGGCGGATTGGATTTCATTAACCGCCAGTTCTCGTTGCAGAAATCTGTGGCACGGATGCAGATGTTCCAAAATAATCCTTTCATCAACCAGGCCGAGTTGGTTAAATCGGTGCTTGAACAAGACGATCCGTCGCTCGTTCGCAGGTTGTTTACCGATCCTCAAGCAGGTGCTGGAGATCAAGCTGAAGACCAGGCGACTGAAATTGCGACCATGTTGGCAACAGGATTCCCTGTCGCGATCAAGCCTAGCGATGATCACAAGGCGCACATATCGGTTCTGTTCGCGTTCAACCAGGCAGCTCAAGTTCGACAACAGCCAGTTGACGACAGCGCGATGCAGGTTCTTATGCAGCACTTGCAACAGCACTTACAGGCGCTAGAACAAACTGATCCGAATACCTCAAGGGCTATTCAAAAACAACTTCGCGATGCTGCTGCTGCTCAAATGAAGCAGCAGGAACAAGCAGCAAGACAACAACAACCCCAACCACAGGTAATGTAATATGGCAACTAAATCAAAAAAACCAATTTTAAAGAAACAAAATATGGCTCCTATTGATGCTGTGCAAAATCCTAATTTTGATCAAGCATTAGCGCAACAAAATTATTTAAATAATTTGCAACAGTCTTTGGCAAATTTACAGGCACAGAATTATCCAACCATGGGATCTGGTCAATTGGGACCAAATTTAGAAATACCAACTGGTCGATTGGGCGGACTTACAGCAGAACAGGCTGGAATTTCTCCAGAACAAAAGAAAATTCTTGATCAATTGGGACCAAATTTAGGAATACCAACTGGTGGATTTGGCGGACTTACAGCACAGCAGGCTGGAATTTCTCCACAACAAAAGAAAATTCTTGATGAATTGATGGCAAAACAGCAAGCAGAAATTCTTACCCAGGGATCTGCGCAGCAAAAAGCAAATTTACAGGGGAGCATGATTGGAATTCCAAATCCAGCACAATCAAACCAGCAGAATCCTCAAATGCAACAAATACAGGATTACAATAAAATGCTTCAGCAGGGAATGCAGCGTAACCAGGAAATAAATAAAGCTGCTCAAAATTTCGCAGTAATGGGCGCACCATCTAAGAGTTTCTCCCAAGTTGCTGGAGGAATTGGTCGCATGAACAAAATGCCAAGACAGACAAAACAGAATTTTATTACTCCTAATAATCAAAATATGTTTTAAGTTTTGACTTCAGCGCTCAAGGCGCTTGTATTCTCGGATGGCAGTTCCAGTAATGCGCGATGCATTCCAAGCAGAAGGTCTTGCTAAATTATGCAAGTGGGCGAATCAAGGTGGAGCTACTGGAAAGTGCGTTGAAATTGGATCGTATAGCGGGGAAGGCACGATTGTTCTTGCCGACTATTTCAAAGAAGTTCTAGCAGTAGATCCATGGGTTAACGGGTATGATCCAGACGATGTGGCAAGCCACCAATGCCCAATGGAAGACGTTTTTAATGCTTTTCAAGAAAGAACCAAGGCCAAAGGAAACATAAGTTTCTCTCGAGGTAAAAGCCTAGATGCCCTGGAGTTTGTTGCAGACGGATCGCTCGATCTTGTCTATGTAGACGGTGACCATAGGTACGAAGGTGCACTTGCAGATCTTAAAGGATGGTTGCCAAAGATCAGAAAAGGCGGGTGTATGACTGGACACGACTTTAGCTTCCCAACTGTCCAGAAGGCATTATCAGAGGTGTTTAAGGGTGATTACTTGGCCCTGTTCCAGGGTGATAGTTGGGGATACATTATATGAGAAAACTACGCGCTATTCTTGCATTTATACGCCACCAGGAATGGGTAGATGAGCCTAAGTGGGAGGCGGAGGACGAAAGGGCATTAACTGGGTTCCTTGGCACTCTTACTGGCAAGAAACTAAGTCTGATACTTTTAAACCTTACCTTGCGCCAAAATGCCTCCGCAGTAGAGAAGAAAGCGGATTCACTTGCAGAGGCGTGCGGATATGCTAAAGGATTTCGAGGTTGTGTGGCGACCATTGAGTCGTTATGCAGCCCCAAACAAAACTCGCCCATCCTCGACAGTAGGGATGGGGCCGATGAACCTACTGTCAATTAACCTACGTTTTAGAATGACTCCCTAGAGCGCGGTGTAAGAAAGGGTCAAAATGGCGGAATCTAAAGAACCGACTGAACTCGATATGCTTAAGATGGCAGCAGCGTTTGATGCTGGTTTAACTGAAGTACCAGAAGATAATGTTGAAGTCGCTGAGAAAGTTGAACAGGAGGTTGTAAGCGGAGATAACTCGGAGACACCCGCGACTCCAGAAACCGTCGAAACTAAATCCTCATCGATTGGTGAGGTGGCAGACGAGGCTCCTAAAGCCGATACTGCATCAACAAGCTCTTTAACAACGCAATCTGATGAACCCAAGTCAGAGTCAGCTTCCGAAAAGAAGCAAAGCAAATACCAAAGGGCACAGTCCCGACTCGCAAAAGAGTGGGACGATGTCAAAGCGGAACGTGCAAGACTCCAGGCTGAAAGGGAAGCTATTGAACAGGCCAAGACTGCAAAGCCTAGTCAAGAAGCTCCTTCAGCAGAGGCAAAGACAAGCTCTCGCAAGTTTAGCGCGGAAGATTATCGGGAAGCAGCAAAAAGCTACCGTTATGAAGGCCGTGACGATCTTGCGAAACTCGCTGAAAGCAAAGCCAGCGAGATTGAGACAGAAGACAGGAAAGAAGTAGAGGCAAAGACGCAGAACGATCTGAAGAGTGCCTGGGACCAAAATCTCCTTCGCGAGGTTGAGTCAAACCCAGAACTTAAAGATTCTTCCACGACTCTTTACAAAGCTGTCTCCGAACTTCTTCAGCAGCACGCCATCCTGCGAAACTATCCAGCAGGAATCAGCGATGCTGTTGGTCTTGCGAAGATGAGGCTCAAGGCGGACGCTGCCTCTGACTTGGAAAAGAAGATTGCAAAGTATGAGTCAGAATTGACTCAACTAAGAAAGGCAACGACACCTGCAAGCGGTCAACCTTCTGGCCCTGCT